GTATTTGTAGTTTTTTCTTACCTTGTTTAATTCGTTTTACTTGTTCATCTGTTTTGTCCCCACCTGGTTTAAAAGTAGCTTCCTCTATAGGAGCTTGAGGTGCTATTGGTACTGGTGTATTAACCTTAGGAGACTTAAAAATCCCTGCCATTATTCATCCTTTTCATATTTTAATTTTAACATTCGTATTAATTCAATAATACCGTGACTCTTACCTTGCTCATATGGTGATTGTTCAGCTGTTACAATCCTATCTGGATATAGCTTATCTAAAAATATATAAACTAAATCATAAGCTGTTTTTGGTAATTCCTCTTCCTCTAACATTTGTACTCCTTTATGTTTAAAAGCTGGATTAAGTCCCAGCCTACTTGTTTCGAGTTCATCAAGTTAATAATGTTTCGATTTCTTCATTATTATTATCTATAGTGTCCTCTTTGGTTACTTTACTTTTTCTTCTGACCACTCTACGATAGGACCTCTTACAGCCTTCTCAAGATTAGTAGCAAATAATTCTATTTCTTGTTCCTCACAAGCTAACATAAGTAGCTTTGTAAGCCCATTACTATTTACACTTAAGTAAGCATTATCTATCTGTGTATTACTACCAATAGCTATTACTTTACTATCTCTACCTATTCTCGTTAGAATTGTATTCAATGAGGATATACTAAAGTTCTGTGCTTCATCTAAGATTACTACAGCATTACTTAGTGTTCTACCTCTTAGCTCTCCTATCCATTGAGCTTCAATTTGATACTTAGCAATAAGCTCTTCTGTTTTAGCCTCTAAGGCTTCAATAGCATAGTCTTTATCTTTCTTTTTCTTCTTTATACTCTCAGTAGCTATAAACTCAATAGTATCATATAATGGGTGATTGTATATCTTCATCTTCTCTGCTTGAGAGCCAGGTAAGAAACCTATCTCAGCATTCTTTTCAACAGATGCAATACTATTTCTTATATATATTATTTTCTTAAATAAACCTTTATCTATCAATCTCATAGCACCAGCTATAGATAATACATTCTTACCGCTACCAGATTTAGCCTCAATAATAGTTACATCAAATGGTGTTAGAATACCAGACATTGCAAACATCTGCCCTACATTTATAGGTTTAATATCACTCTTTCTTAATTCATTCTCATCAATCATTTGTATCAAACCACCTTTGATGATACCAAACACAGAATAGTTTTTAGTTGAATCGTGAAATATATAACAATAGTTTTGTTGAACATAGTCTGCATCTACTTCAATTATAGGTTTATTGAAGAGGGAGTTAAACATTTCTGCTGATACCTCAAGGGTTTTAATATACTTGAAGTTCATTTCTTGTTTATTAATAATACCCCTAGATTGAACACCAAGGCTAATAGCCCTAGTTCTACACATAATATCCTCAGATAGTAGATAGGTTGCTTCAGGTGTTTTATAATAGGTACTAGCAAATGAGGTTACTTTGATTATCTGTCTATCATTTAAGATACCTCTATCAACATTACCTAATTTATAGTCCCTAAAGCTTATAATGTGGATACAAATCTTATCAATCATTAGTTGCATCACTGTTACATTCTTATCATTCCCAACAACAACTTTGTCTGTTACAACAGCTTTACTTAATAATCTACCAAAGTCCCTAGCTTGATAACCTATTTCAGTCATAAGTGTTTTCTTTGTATCTAATTCATCAATAACTGTTTCAGGTAAAATAATTAAATTCTTACCCTCCTCAGCTAATGAGATGATGAAGTTAGCTTCATTAAGTATTATGTTTGTATCCAGTACATAGTAGTTATCAAACTTCTTTTTCATTTATTACCTTTTTGTTTTCCCATCTAGTCATTACATCTATCTCATTTAACCAAATATCTGTTCCTTCAATAACCTTATTCATCTCCTCCTCAGTTAAGAAGTTTCTATAGATATCCCTAAAGGCTCTATTGAGTTCTTTATCAGAGAAGGTTTGTTGTGCTTTAACTTCGTGTCCCTTACCTTGTATACCTGTTGAATAGTTATGTATCATAAATGATAGGTATGGTGCACATACGACTTCATCACAAGCCATAGTAATTATAGTAGCAGATGAAGCTACTGTACCAGACAAATGAGCTATTACTTGAGCTTTTGATTTCTTAATGGCATCTATAATATAGAGAGCACTATCAACATAGCCACCACCATTATTAATATAAATATTTATTGTATGGTGTTCCTCAGCTGTGGTTAATGTATGTACTAACTTATTATAAGTAGCTGGATATTCTATTGTATCTGTGAGGTACATATCTATATTAAACACATCTCTTGTTACAATAGGGACATAATCATCCCATACTGTGTTTTTTGTTGACTTAAGCTCAATTTCTTCCATTTTTATCCTTTATTATATTAGTATGTAAATTCACCTGAAAGACCAACTACAGCATAGTCAGCACTTCTACCTTCAAAGAAGTTTTGATAAGAACTTCCATTACTCAGCTCATCAAACCAAGGCAATGGATTTTCAGCTACCATATAATTCTCTTTTAATCCTAATTGTACCAATCGTCTATCAGCTATAAATTCAATATATAATTTAACCTCTTCTTTTGTTAGATTAGGTATATCAAAAGAACCAAAGGCAAAGTCAATAAAGTTCTTTTCTACTCTAACAATCTTTCTTGTTAAACTATAGATAGCACTCTTAAAGTCATCATTAACTTCTTTAGGGTTCTCATTACACCAAGTTCTAAATAACCAAGCATTTCCCTCTACGTGTAGTGTTTCATCTCTTAATGACCACTCATTTATCTTGCAAGTTCCCATATACTTACCAATTCGTTCAAAGTTCTTTAACATAATAAATGAACCAAATAGGGAGATACCTTCTAATAACAAACCTTTAGCTAATAGTAAACCAAAGTTATCAGATATCACTTCTTGCATAAAAAGGTTCTTCTCAGCTGTTTCTTTATGAAGTAAGAAATCAGTAAAGTAATTATCAGGGAAACCTAAGCTTTCATTCAAATGACCGTATGCTTCTTGGTGTATAAATTCCCTAGCCATAAAGCTACTTAGCATACCTCTAACTTCATTATTCTTTACTTTATTAATTAAAGGTAAATACCCAGCAGCCACATTAAAATCACTTTGAGTAAATATACTTAATATATTTTTTATAAACTCTTGTTCTTCCTTAGGTGCTCTTTTGTAATCTTCTACATCCTTAGTCATCTCTACTTCTTCTACAATCCAGTGGAGGTTCTCAGATTCTTTTCTAAAGTCTTCAGCCGCTTGATATTGTAGTGGTTTATATGTTGTACTTTCTTTATTTATCATCTATTTCCTTCTTTTAACACTTCTTTTAATTCTTCTAAATCTTCTATCACATCTTTTAGTACTTCCGCCTCGTCTACTGCTTTTCCCCAAGTTTCATACCAGACATCATACATTTTCATTTGTTCTTTATACTTCTCTATTAGTAATACTAGTGCTGTTATTGAATCACTATTCATAGTTATCCCTCACAAGCAATACAAGTATCCAATGAGCCTTGGACTCCATCTTGTAAAGCATTTCTTTGTATCTTCAAGGATACATTCTCAGTCTTCTTAGCACTCTCAGTTCTTAAATAATAAAGACCTTTAAGTGGAGAGCCTAAACCATTCTCTCTAAAGGCTCTTCTATGACACTCATTAACATAAGCTTTATCAGCACCATTATGGAAGAACAGATTTACAGATTGTCCTTGGCAAATATACTCTTGTCTACTTCTAGCCATATCAATAACCCATCTTTGGTCTAATTCCATTGCTGTCTTAAATACAGCTTTAGCATCATCACTCATAATATCTTTTGATAGATGTTGTACACTCCCATTATTGTTAAGAATACTATCCCAGATAGCATCCAAGTTATCACCTGTATAACTACAAAAGAAATACTCAACAAGGGCTGGGTTCTTAACTAAGTATGAACCTACTCTAGTTTTATGTGTATAACAATTACTCATCCTTGGTTCAATACTAGGACTAACACCTAATATAATACTAGAGTTAGCATTAGGAGCAATAGCCATAAGATGTGTGTTTCGTACACCATAACCAATAGCATCAGGAGCTTCACCTCTAGTAATAGCTAGTTTCTGAGTAGCTTGTAAGGCTTTATCTTTAATATTCTTAAATATGCCTCTATTCATACTAATAGCAAGTGAAGAGTCGAACGGAACATCTTTCCATTGTAAATAATCGTGAAACCCCATAGCCCCTAAACCTAAACTTCTTTCTCTCTCAGCTGAGTATACAGCCTTTAGTAAATGGTCATCAGCATTATTAATAAAGAACTGTAATACATTATCTAACATCTCTATTAAATCTCCAATAAAGAGCTCATCATTCTTCCATTCATCGTATGTAGCTAGATTTACAGAGGATAAACAACAAACAGCTGTTCTATCAACATCAGTAGGCAAGTGTATTTCATTACATAAATTACTACCTTTTATTTGATGTCCTCTAGCTTTTAAAGCTGGGTGTAATTTAGCATTAGCTTCATCAATATAGTTAATATATGGTTCACCAGTTCTAAATCTAGTAGTTATTATTTCTTCCCATAATTCTCTAGCTCTAACTGTTTCTACAACAGCACAACTACTAGGGTCAACTAAACACCAACTACTATCATCATTAACAGCTTTAATAAACTCATCAGTAATATTAACACCGTGATGTAAGTTTAGGTTCTTTCTATTTAAATCACCTGTTGGTACTCTCATCTTAATAAATTCTGCTATCTCAGGGTGGTCAATATTTAAGTAAGGCTCCATAGCTACCTCTTCGTGTCTTACCTTGTCTATAAGCTACCATATCAGCATCAACTGTATGTAGGAAACCATTAACACCTGGTGTTACATCTGAGGTACTTCTAACATCTGACCAAGAAGCTCCTACACCACCCCTTTAACACTTAACCATCTAGTTTCAACTGTATGGTCACAAAGACCTTCGATGCTATCTGGAACATAGGTTACAAAACAACTAATAGGTAATCCCTTAGCTTTTTCACCTGGTAATATAGCATTACTCAAGATAGGAGAACTAAACATAAACCAACTATTATTTATATAATACTGAAGTCTATCACTATGGGCTCTATTAGATGCAAAACAATCACAAGCTCTTTTAAATGCTTGTTGAGGTGTTTCGTTCTCTCTGCAATAATGTTTACTTAATAAATCAAGGGCAAACTCAGTCACTAACCACCTCCGTGTTATCTAACCACTTTTGTAATTGTGCAGTATCAGTTATTCTAAAACCAATACAATTTAATAATCGTATATAACTATCTAAGGCAACATGCCAAGTATTACTATCACCCATTTCAAAACTAAATGTTCTGTCATAGCCCTCTATTGTTACTTTTAAAATCTCTTCTTCCATAGTTATTTCTCCCATACTTGCATAAATTGAATATCCTCTATTAATTCCCTATATTGAATACCAGTACAATATATATGTACATATTCACCCACATATGTTATCTTCAATACACCTACATAAACCTCATCTCTACCTTCAAAATTAATCACTCTAATTGTCATCATCTTCTTTATACTCCTTTATTAAATATGTATATTGTTCTGGTAATAAATATAGAGCCAATGCTGTTCCGTATGAACGAATACAATACTCAGCACTTTCCACATCATTTACCATTAAAAAATCATCTCTCATCTCATCATATCTAAAATCCAAATCTTCTTCTTCGTAGTTTATTTCTTCTTCTTCTTCTTCATACTCTCTCATTGTCTACTTCTCCAATTTATCTATAGTGTTATCTGTGATGAACTCACTTAAGCTATTAAACCCAGTACCCAGTGTTAAAAATAAGACACTCAACAACCATAATATAAACACCATTGGTGCTATAATAGTTGCAACTATAATTATTAGTATTCTTTTCATCTATATCTTTCCTTATTCAAATTCTCAATGAGAAACTCTATATATTGTTTAGCCTTTTGTAAGTCCTCTACACCATTCTTATCCTTATATCTAGTAATATATTTAATTACATTACCCTCACAGAAATCTAATTCATTAGCTATTATATAATCAATAGGTTGTATCTTCTTACTTGCATAGTGTTTACCAGCCACCTGATAACTTTTAGCCTT